ATGTCTAAAGTTCAATTATATGGAACGCCAATGAGAGGTGGTTGTTGTGGTGGTTGTGAATGCCCTAATTGTGGGTTCAAATTAGGAGGTGTTGTGGCTGGTGTATTAGCTGGTGGAAAAGTATCAAAAAGAAGGAAATCTGTAGCTAAAAAAGGTGGAATTGGTACTAAAGGTGGAGCTAAAAAATCACCTTGGGTAGCTTTCTTACAAAGATATTCTAAAGAACATGGAGTTAAATATAGTGAAGCAATGCAATCTCCTAAAGCCAAGAAAGAATATAGTGCTCTTAAGAAATCTGGTAAAATCCATAAAGTTGGTGGTAGTAAGAGTTCTGGTCATAGAAAAACTAAGAAACCCAAAAAATCTATGAAAGGTGGTTCAAAGACTAAGAAATTATCTGAGAAACAACTTATGAAGGAACTTTTAGCTATGTAAAAAAAAATAATATAAAATGATATAAAAAAATATTAATTTATATTATTATGTCATTATGAGGGGGGTAAAAATTCCGGAATTGTCTAAAATAATGAGAGAATTGAAAACAAAAGAATTGAAAAAGTTACTGAGATATGAATTAGATGAATCCACTAGTGTAGATTCAGATGAAGAACAAGATGATCCTGGAGTCCCATTTTATTATGAAGAACTAGAAAAATGCAAAACAATGAAAGAACTTTATAAGTTTGCCAGAGAATACGACTTACAAATTCCTCGTATTGATAAAAATGATATCTTTTTAAAGGCTTGTAAAGAGCTGAATAAGAATAATATTTTTGATCCAAATGAGGATATTATTTTTGAGGGGGTCATAATTGACCCCGTGGTAATAGGATAGTTTAAAAGATCAAAAACACGGATTCAATCCGTAAAAAAAGAATAAAAAAAAAAATAAAAAATGCCATCACAAAAGTAAAAAAAAGTAAAAAAAAAGTAAAATGACTTAAAAAAGATTCATATTCACAGTCTACTTAAAAGATAAAAACATGGAAGTTCCATGTTCTATACGAATAATCTTCGGGTATTTTTATTGAGTTATTTGCCATGAATCATGTCAAATAACTAATAGTTTAAAATAATTCACTAAAAACATTATAATGTTTTAGCTCCATTTTCATAAAAAATGAATAAAGGATAACCTTTATTAATAGTAATCCATCTTGATTTAATCTCTAATACGTTATCTATTTGTTTTTTTGGAAGACCAATATAATTTTTCAAGAAATATGTTATTCCATATGCTCCACTTTTAGGGAAGAATGTGACTTTATGAGCTTCATTCAAGATGGTTCTAGTATTTTTCTTATCATTACCATTAATCAAATGGGATGTGACAATAATGTAGATATTATTATGACGTCCTGTTTCAAGAATATCATTTTGAATATCATAAACTGTATTTCTCAAATGTTTTTCTTTAATTGTATCAATGTCATCAAAAAGACATAATGCATCTTTAATATCTCTAATTGCATCCATATCTTGTAATTCATCATCAATAGGTATTTCAATACATCCTAGAGATACTAATATTTCTGCCATTTTTAATCTTGAAAATACAAATACTTTGTTTTTTGGAAATAATTTTTTGTAATGATAAATATATTGGGCAGCATATGTAGATTTACCACTACCACTTTGTCCAGCAATGTAAATGACTTCTCTATACATTGGATTAGGATATGGAACAAACTTTCCTTCTGGTACAACTAATTCATTCTTTCCTTTATCAGATTCTTCATTTACATATGCTTTTTTCCCTTTGAATTTCCCTCCAGCTATTTTTGCAAACGGTTTACTATCTTTATTTAAATTCAAAAATGATAACATTATTATATAAAAAATTGATATTTTAATTTATTATCGTGCGAAAACACGATTTAGATCTAAAATAATCTTCTTACTAAATATAAGAGCATAATGTTGGGAGGAGATACACCTTATGATTTTGCTGAAAAAAAATATATTACACGAATGAATAAAGATGAGATTAATTACCTTATGACTCCAGTTCCTAAAGCAGTTTATAAAAATAGAAAGAGTCCAATTGATTTACCATTTTTTAATGGAAAAAAACAAGATGCATATGGTCATTTACTAGATAATGTTGAAAAACCTATTTATAAATCTGGAGGACAAAATGTCTATGCTAATTCATGGAATGGTCGAACTTATGGAAAGAAGCCAGCTAAAGCTCAACCTACAGATAGATTAATTTGTGAATTTTGTGGAAAAACATATACACGATCTAATAGATCCACACATAGAAAAACTGAAGTTTGTAAAGCATATCAGAGTATGAATAAAAAGTTGAAAGATGTTTTATTGAGAACTGATTAATCACAAATTAGTGTAAATTAGTGACTAATTAGTATCATTAAGCATCATTCTAGTATAATTCAATACAATTTTAGTATATGTAAGTATCTATTTAGTATTATTGAAAGTTAATTCTGTGTGACTTAGTATCATTAAGCATCATTCTAGTATAATTCAATACTATTTCAGTGTAAGTCAATACTATTGCAGTACATTTAAGTATCCATTTAGTAATTATTATGAGTTAATTCAGTATTATTCAGTATGATTTGAAATTATTTTAGTATAATTGAGTATTATTCTAGTATAATTCAGTATTAATCTAGTATAATTCAGTATTAATCTAGTATAATTTAGTATTATTTCAGTATTATTCTAGTATAATTTAGTATAAAAAATGTATAAAAATATCTACATTATAGATATACAATGTCAAATATCACTTATGAATTCAATGAAAATGATGTTATTGTAAATAACAATGGAATGCCTTGTATACAAAGACCTTTTGATAAAGAAGCATTATATAGTCTGCTTGATAAGATGTCTAAAGAACAACTTGATGAATTAATTGAAGATATCAATGATGAAAAAAGATTAAGAGAGTTTAAGGAAGAAAAACTTAAGAAAGTCAGATCAAGAATGAATAGAGAATTGAAAATTTATAAACAAGAACTTGAAAACAAAAAACAACGAATGAAAATGCTTACTGAACAGGAAGAAGAGGAAGAAGAAGAGGAAGAAGAACCACCTAAACCAAAAAAGAAGGTTATTAACCGTAAAAAATAAGTATCAAAATACATTAATTAATATCATATTTACTAATATAATATTAATAGATGTCATTATCTACATTATTTTCACCAAATACGTATAATATTAATTCAAAATCACAAACTCTTAATAACTTACCATCAAATCCAACATCACAAACTAATACATTATGGTCTAACAATGCATATAATCCACCACATTTAATGTTTGGTTCAACTGATTTATCAAATGGTGGTGGAGGAGGTGGTCAAAAAGGAGAGAAAGGTGATAAAGGAGAAACTGGTTCTAATGGATTGAAAGGTGAAACTGGTTCAAATGGATTAAAAGGAGAAACTGGTAGTGGTGATAAAGGTGATAAAGGTGATTCCGGAACTGATGGATTGAAAGGTCAAGCTGGAACTGATGGATTAAAAGGTCAAGCTGGAACTGATGGATTAAAAGGTGATTCTGGAACTGATGGATTAAAAGGTCAAACTGGAAATGATGGCCTCAAGGGTCAAGCTGGAAATGATGGAATTAAAGGAGATAAGGGTGAACCTGGAAATGATGGATTAAAAGGTCAAACTGGTACGCAAGGAATTAAAGGAGACCCTGGTGCTAAAGGAGATCCTGGAACATCTGTAGTTCTTTCTTCAGGAATTTGGACACCATCAGTTACATTTTCAACAATTTTTACAGGCATCACTCCATCAACATCTATTTATTCAAGAATAGGTAATATTGTTACATTTTCAATTTTCACTAATGCAACAATTCCAGCTAATATGGCTTCAGGAATTATATATTTTACTGTTCCTGTTGCAAGTTCAGATTTTAATGGTAATAATGTAATTGGTACTGCTTCAATTACAGGTAATTCAACAGGTGTTGTACAATATGGTATTTTAACTGCTACAGCAAGTACCGCAGGAATTGTTTTGAGCATGAAAATTCAAGCATCTACATCAATATCAGTAGCTATTTATGCTACTGGACAATATTTTATTCCTCCTGGTTAATTGTAAGAAATAAATATATTATCAAATTAATATAATTATGTCTGTATCATCATTATTACAACCAAATACTTACAATATTAATAGTAAATCACAATCCCTTTCAAACACACCATCAAATCCAACTTCTCAAACCAATACATTATGGTCTAATAATGCATACAATCCACCACATTTAATGTTTGGTTCATCTGATCTTAATAATGGTACTGGACCATCTGGTCCAAAAGGAGATAAAGGTGATCCTGGTTCAAAAGGAGAAACTGGTAGTCAAGGAATTAAAGGTGATCCTGGAGTTAAAGGTACTACAGGTGGAACAATTGGTTCTGGAACTTATTTTTCAGGAGATTTACCATCATATGTAACAACTGGTGGAACTGAAACATCAATTCCTGAAGTATCAACTGGAACAGTTTCATTTACAACAAAAACATTAGGTGGAAATTGTAATTACTCAAGTGGAGTATTCACAACTACAGAAACAGCTGCATTTTATGTTGCTGTAACATATATTGGTACTTCAGTCGGCTCATTAAGTGGTTCATTGACATTATCCATATTTAAAAATGGAGGAACTGCAGTTTACAATACATTAGTTAGTTATTCAGGAGCTGGAATTCAAATGAGTGCATCATTAAACGGTATAATTGAAATGACCCCTTCAGATAATATTTTTATTGGTTTTGTAAATTCAGGAGGAGAAATTCAACCTAATGCAAGTGGTTTTACACTTAATATTTTCCGAATTTAATTCTCTAATATTAGTATAACAATGTCTGTTTCAACATTATTTCAACAAAATAATAATAATATTTACAATAAATCAAATACTCTTACAAATACTCCTTCTAATCCAACTGGAAATACTAATACATTATGGTCTAATAGTGGTTTTAATCCACCTCATTTAATGTATGGTGCTTCTGATGTTACAGCTGCAATCAATAATATTGCATTTGAAACTGGTACATTCAACTTACAATTATCAGGTCCATGGGCATCTCCTATATCACATGCTGTTTCATATACTAAAATAAATAATCTAGTTAATTTAACTATTCCTACTTATCAAGCTCAAGCAACAACTTTAGCAAGTATTTCATCAATAGTAGGTGCATTACCAACAAATTTAAGACCAGTTAATAATCCTGAAATTGATTTTGAGATATTTGTATTAGATAATGGTACTAGAACAACAAATCCTGGACTAATAACTTTGTTATCTAATGGACAAATTCTCATATACAAAGACAATAATCTTGGTCAATTTACTGTAGGTTCAGGTGGATCTGGATTTAATCCATTTAGTATTACATACATGATTTGATTCCATATTTTATTATTATCATATAATTATAAAATATGAAAGAGCTGAAATATTATGAAAAAGTAGCATTATCTAATTTTGATATACTTGAAATGCTTGATAATAAAGCTGAAATAGTATTGTATCCTAATCTAATTAAATATGAAACCATAGATGATGTACTTGGTCCTTATGGTGCATGTGTTTTATTGTTTGAAGCAAAAAAGAATTATGGTCATTGGTGTTGTTTATTCAAAAGAGAAGATAATTCAATAGAATTTTTCAATAGTTATGGTGGTTATCCTGATAATAGTTTGAAATACATTCCACTACATTACAGAGAAATTTCAAATCAATACTATCCATATTTATCTTTATTACTCTTAAAATATCCACATAAATTGTATTACAATGAATTTAAATTCCAAAAAAGAGCTAATGATATTAGGACATGTGGAAGATGGTGTGTTCTGAGATTATTATTGAAACATTTAGACATATATGAATTCAAGAAGTATGTAGATGACATGTGTAGTTACTATAAAGTTACACCTGATGAATTAGTCACAATGATTACAATTTAGTATTATTCCAGTTTAATCTAGTATAATTCAGTATTATTCCAGTATAATTTAGTATAAATTAGTATAAAAAAAATATTTTTTAATACTAATTATGTTTAAAACAAAGATTTCAAAAAATTATGATAACATTATTTTGATAGTTCCTAGTTATTTAGATAAAATTGTAAATCAAAATATTATTGAAGAAATTTGTGATATTCATATTCATTAAACAACAATTTTCCTATCAAAAATTTCATCTAATGCTTTAGTTTGTGTGTATAATACAAGCTGATTTACATTAGCATGTCCAACAAATTTAGCTACAACATTCATATCTCTTTTTTCTACATTAAGTAGGTAATTAATTCCAGCATATCTAAGTGAATGTGTATTACATTCATAATGTCCCAAAAGAAAATCAAGTACACGTTTTCTAGGACTATCAAATTCACAAAATTTAGTCCAATATTTTGTTTTGACAATATACTTGAATATTTTTGTATCGACTAAATCTACAGGAAATACCATATCACGATATCTAGGTTTAGTATGAATTTTATCTTTAGTTTTTCTATCTATCAAATCTTTTTCTGACTTAGCTATTTTTACTACAACTCTTTCATTAAGATTTTTACTTACTGAAAATTTCTTTGTAGCAACAATAGCTTCTGAAATCCTAGAACAATTTTTTAGTTGTAGTAGTGCAATAATAATATAAATAACTCTTGAGCCAGCAAATCTTTTAGCATTAGCAGTTGATTCTGTGTCTTGTAAAACTTTGTAATTCTTTTTTAATCCTTTTTTTAATTTAGCAGCAATATCAAGATAATCAATACCTCTATCAAAACCTTTAGCTACTTGAGGAGCTCCATCATCAAAAATATCATCATCTGTATATTTAGGCATCTCTAATTATACAGTATATATTTTATTTTAAGTCCGAAATCATTATTGTATTAAAATATACAAAAACAAAATATAAGTTATTGTATATGTCGTTTAATAAGGATGAATTTGTGGCTTTTGTAAATGCCATTGCTATGCCAATTGAAATGAAAAATAAGATTCAGTCATACATTGAATCTCTTTTGAATGAATTAGAAAATGTCAAAAAGAGTAAAAATGATTTGAGAATTTCATTACAAACTAGTATGAATGATGCTAATGTATTGTATCATAGACAAAATAATGAATTAAAACAAAAATTGAATGAAATAACAGATGAATTAAATGAATATAAATATGAAAATAAGAAACTTCAAAAAGAAAATACATCTATTCAACAAATTTATGTAGCAAAATTCTATGAATTGAACAACATGAATAAAATGTATAAGAAAATGCTAGATCTCCAAACTCAAATGAATGAATTGAAATCCAAAAAAGATATTTTTGAAGAACAATTTATGATTCTTGAAAATGAACATCCAACTTTTTTAGAAAAAAATCAACCCATAATTAGTGAAGAAGAAGATGATTAAAAATATTTTTATAAGTATATCAAATATCATCAATTATATTTATGTAATGATTTTTGGAGTTAAAAAAAATTATGATCCTATTTATTTTCCGAGGCGGTAATTACAGCCTCGGAAAAAAATAGGTGGCTCTGAATTCAGTGACACGTCACACCCCCATAATCCGAGGTATGAAAATTTCCGTCATCGTTATTACCGTATACATGAAATTTTTCAGCCGCTGATTTTTCAGCTACAACAAATATGAGTCGCTGAAATTTCTTGAGGTTAGATCACCAACCTCAAGAAATTTTCATCGGCTAAAAAATCCGGCCGATGTAGTTTGTTACGGACTCCCTGAAGTAATATAATTATACTTATTTGCATAATGAAAATTATACAAATAACGTAAATTACGTCAAAAGTGGGAAGAAAATGGATATGAAAATTCCTAAATCTTCCATTTTTTTACGGTAAAATTGGATTTAATATATCCTAAATTCCCGTAATTCCTGACAAAAATGTTGTCAAAAAATAAAAAAAAGTGAAAATGCGCATTTCAAAGATATGAAAAATCTAAAAAATACTCACATAAAAATTATTAAACGGACTCCCCGTTTAATAAATTTCCCGTAAAGTATATATCCGTCACGGAAAATCGACTATGGTATTTACCATCGATGAAATTTCAAAACAGCAAAAATATTATATAACTATCTGATATATATAATGAGTAATATGTATTGTGGTATTGGGAAAGTTCCAAAAGGAAAAGAAAGAGGAACACCAGAACATTGTTTCCAATCAAATCAAATAAGATATTATGGAATCAAAAAAATAGATAAAAGTCTATTAGAAAAACCAAAAAAGAAAAGATTGAGTCTCATAAAAGAACAAACAAAACTAAATAATCTTCTAGAAAAAGGTAAAAGAATGGTAAAAGAAGCAAATAAATTGAAATCAATCATAAATGATCCAGAATCATCTAAAACTGAAATAAGAAATGCAAAAAAGAAATTAGAAAAGATTGTTGCAAAGAAAAATAAATTTGTACTAGAATTAAAACAACAGAGACAAGTAGTTGATGAGCTTCTAGAAGAAGAAAGAGAAAAAGAAAAAGCAGAGAGAAAAGCAGAAAAAGCTAAGAAAAACAAGAAAAAAAGTTCTACAAAAACAAAGAAGAAATGATCAATTGTATTTCGGACTTAGCTTACTTTTGAAAGATTCCCACAATTTATGGGATTTTATTAAAAGTAAGATATACTAGTGAAAAACAGTATTAATTACAATGAAAATACCAAATATGAACAGTCAAGAACTTCGGCACTCTCTTCAGTATGCCGAAATCAAACGTCTAGTATATACATTGTTGAGGCATATCCCTTTTTAAGATACGGGAATTACAGTATTTTTACAAAGATAAAAGATAAAAAAGGTATATACTAACAACTTTTTAATGATATATTATAGCTGTGTTGAAGCCCACAGCTATAATATATATTGTAATTATAGTTAAGTCCGAAATACTATGGTAAAACTATAAAAATACAAATAAAATATTGAAATAATATAAATTAATATAAATTAATATAAAGATTAATAATATTATATTAATTTATATTACTAATAATGAGCAAAACACAAAAAACTACTGTAAAAGCCAAAAAAGCTAAAAGAATTCCAGTAATAGAACTAGTAGAAGCTATTAGTTCAAAAAATCTGAAAAGATTATTATCAGCTGAAGGGTTGGATGAAGTAACACGAATACAATTAAGTTTGTATTATAGGAAAATTTTCAAAACAACTTCAAATCCTTTGAATAATGATGAAGTTGGATTTATTAAAGTCAAATACTTTCATTCTGATAAATTAGAAGATACTGGAAGAGTATATGCTGAAAAAGGAAGAAGTCTTCAATCCTTTAAAAAAGCTATTAGAGCTTTCATTAATAATGGAATTAATCTTGATATTGATATGAAAAACTCACATCCTACATTAATTACACAGTATTGTAAAAAAAATAAAATACTGTGTCCATTTTTAGATGATTATGTAAGAAGAAGAGAAAAAAGGCTTGAAGATGTTATGGTTTTTCATAAAATCTCAAGAGATCAAGCTAAGGAATTAATCTTAAGATTATGTTATCTTGGATCATATAAAATTCCTAATGATGATGGTACAAGTTATAAACCAAAAAAAACTCTTGAATTTTTAGAGAAATTCAAAGAAGAAGCTGAAATTATTGCTGATAGAATTGCTAAAAAGGAAAAAGAACTTTATGCTAAAATCAAAGATAATGATGACTGTAAAAATAAAAAAGCAGTTATATTATCTGTTTTGGCACAACAATTAGAACATAGTTGTTTAATGGAAATGTACAATTTTTTTACTAGCAAAAAAATTAGAGTAAGTACATTATGTTTTGATGGAATGCTAATTAATGGTATCAATGGTAATATTAGTGATCTTTTGAGAGAATGTGAAAATTTTGTTTATGAACAAATAAATTACAAAATAAATTTGGAAGAAAAACCAATGGAACATAAACTAAAATTTGAAGTTCCAATATTTAGTGATTATGTTGATAGTGATTCTGATTGTCAAATAAAGTTGTTTGAATTAGTTGGAAAAAATAAGTTCAAATTTTGTAATGGTGTATTATGGGTTTTTGATGATCAAACTGGTATGTTTGAAAATAGTAATCATGTTGTATTTCGTTATCTTAAAAGGTATAAAGAATATTTTAACTTTATTATTTCAACTGATGATGATGGAAATCACAAAACCAAAAATTATGCTACAGATGAAGTATTAAGAAAAAAAATTATTGGATTTATCAAGGATGAATGTCAAGATAATGAATGGATGTTAAAAACTCAAACATCATCATTAGGTTATCTTTTGTTTAAAGATGGTATTTATAATTTTAATACTAGTACTTTTACTGAAGGTTTTGATCCAAACATAGTTTTCAAATTTAGAGTACCATGGAAATTTCCTAAATATGATAAGGAATTAATTAAGAAAGCTTATAAGTTATCATTTGGAGCATTATTTGATAATCCAAAACCATTTATTACATCATTAGCTTGTGCATTAGCTGGTGAAATTAAACTCAAAAAAATATATTTTTGTCCAGGAAAATCAAATGCTGGTAAATCATATTTGATTAAAATGCTCCAATATTGTTTTGGAGATTACATTGGTACTATTAATGGAGAAAATATTTCATATAATTCTAAAGATTCAAGAGATGAAGCTGCAAAATACAGATGGGCATATTTACTAGCAAATACTAGAATAGTTATGTCAAGTGAAATTTCAATGAAAAAATCTATTGATGGAAATATGATTAAGAAATTTGCATCTGCTGGTGATAAAATTGTTGGTAGAAAACATTGTGAATCTGAAATAAGTTTCACTCCTAATTTCACAATTTTCTGTATGTTTAATGATATTCCTGAAATTGAACCTCATGATGAAGCTGTATCAAATAGATTAGTATATCATGAATTTCCCTATGTTTTCGTTAAAGAAGAAGAACTTAATGAAAAACCCTATAATAAGCTTAAGGATGAAGATTTAGATTCCAAATATCAAACAAAAGATTTTGCAAGTGGATTTATTCATATTCTTCTTGATGCATACAAAAATTATCTTGAAAATGGTTTACCAGAATTTGATAATGAAGTTAAAGAAAAATGGACTGCTCAAACAAAACAAATTGATAAAGTTACTTCTATTATCAATGAATATTATGAAGTTACAAATAATGTTAAAGATTTTGTACCATTAAATGAAATACTTAAATTTAAAGAACAACACAAAGATTTAAAAACTATTTCAAAAAACAGATTCAATGAAATTCTTGTTGAAGAACTCAAATTAAAAGAAGGAAGATCTGCAAAATTAAGATATTGGAGTGGTCTCAAAAAAAGACATTTTGGTGATGATATTAATTTTGAATAAAAAATTGATTTAAAAATATGTTAATATATATTAATATAAAATAATATTAATATATATTAAATGGAAAAAAAAGAATATTTGAAAAAATATTATGAAGAAAATAAACCAAAGATTAAAAAATATTACAGTAAAAAAATAGAATGTCCTATTTGTGGTGCTCTATATACTAGAAGTAATGTAACAAATCACAAAAAAAGTCAAAAACATATTAAAGCAATAAATAATGATCTTGAAAGTAATTACATTAAATTAAAAAAAGATATGAAAATGCTTGTGGATATTGAACAAAAATATCAAAAATTAAAAGAATATAATAATACTCTTCATAGTTATGAAGATGAATTAAAAAAAACAAAAGAAAAATACAGAAATCTTAAGAAAGTACTTGAAATAATGGAAAATTGATTAATTTTAAATACTGTACATTCACTAATTATATACAAGAAATCTATAATTAGTGAATATACGCATAATTATCAAATTTTTTAGGATTATAACCTAATAATTCGCTTGGGAACTCAACAAAGCCAAAATTTGATGGATAATCTTTTTGTGTATTATTTTTATCTATTTTTATTGAAGAGTCAAGATTCTCTACCTTACAATTAATACAATGATCTTGTTTTTTATTTTTAATAAAATATAAAATTATGAGTGTAAATATAATAAATATAATAACTAATGTTATTATAATAGTTATTGTGAGCTTCATAAATAATTTACTTGTTATATTATCACTTATCATCTTTGAGAAAAATAAGTCATAATTGTCGATTTGAGCCATTGTTGTTTATATTATATAAGTGTTATAATATAAACTATTAATCTCCTCTCAATTTTTTAAGAGCTTCATGTTCCTTATTTATTATTTCTAATCTTTGTTTCTCAAAATTACTATTAATTTCTCTCTTTCTTTCTTCTGTAAGACTTCCAAGTAATTTTGGTTTAACATAGTTATTGTAAAGAGAACCTTTAGGAGCAAATACATTCATTTTATGTTTAATACTTCTATAATCTTGTGCTAATTCCTCATAACTTTTTCTACAAACCATATATTTTTCTTCAGTAAGTTTTTTTTCATTGTTCAAAGTAATAATAATTTCATCTTTATGAACATTATCTTTATCTGCAACCATGAGAAGTTCATATAATTCATCATAAGGTACTACATCCTCATTAATTTCTTGCTTAGTTTGTTTGTTGTTTTGAGCCATTGTCGTTTATATAATTAAATACTAAAAAAATATTTAATTAATACCATCTCTTTTTTTTCTATATTTATCAATTAAGTTTAATTGATTATTACGTTTAGTAGGCATCTCAGAAACTGACATAAATAGCTGATTACCACCATATTGATCTTCAACATCAGCATTAACATCAATTTCTTCTAATTCATCTTCTGAAGATTCTGTTAATCTTGGTATTTCAAATGATTGATTAACAGTTTCTTTAATATATTCTTCATCATCACTATCTCTTTTTTCTGTAAAAAGATCATCATAAACTCTAGGTTTTGATTTTTTACTAGTTTTTACAACTTTCTTAGTTGTATTTTTTTTTAGGTGTAGTTTTTTTTGACTGTATTTTCTTTTTATTTAATACTTCTGAACTTAATATATTGTTGATATTATTATTTGTTTCAACTATTTCAAGTAAATTATTTTCTTTTAGTAGTTTCCTGTAATTATAAAAAGTAGTCTTATTTATTTTAACTTTTTTACATGCTTCATCAATAGTATATCCATCTTCTACATAATATTTTCTTACTTGTTGATATTTTAATATTTTTTGTTGTAATCTTAAATCCATCACTTAATGATATCTTATAAATTACATAACATTAAAATTAGACATTTTTATACTAAAATAATACTCAGTTATACTAGAATGATACTAAATCATACTAAATCATACTGAATCATACTGAATTAATACTAAATCATACTAAAATGATACTTGAATATACTCAATCAAACTTAAATAGCATTAATTTAATATTGAAATACACTAAATTAGTTCTTAAACGCACTATATTAGTATTCAATGATACTAAATCATTACTAGATTAATACACAAATATACTAAAATAATTCTTAGATAAACTAAATTAATACAAATTCAATACCTTAAAAATAATATATGTTCAGTATAATATTACATAATGTCATATAGTCATTCAATTAAGGATTGTCAAGAACCTGACACAGTTTATTATGATATTTTGATTCCATTTAAACCAAATGATCAAGGTTTTAGTCCAGCTATTTTTCAAGCACAATTAACACAACCTATTGTTCATAATCCCAGTGAATATTTTCTTAGTGTTGTACGTTTTAGTATTCCTACACAAAATATTCCTTTAACTATTCCACAAATACAACCATATCCCAATACTAATGTAAATAATACTATTTATTCAGTATCAATTGGATATAATGGTACATATTCTTCTCAAAATTTTGTTCAATTTGATCCAAGTTTAACTTCTCCTAATATTCCTGCTCCAAATGCACCAACAGTTACTAGTCCCAATGTTGAAGTTACACCTTATTACTATATTTATGATTACAGTACTTTCTTACAAATGATTAATACTGCTTTAGAAAATGCATTTAATGAAATTTCTGCTCCAGTTGGTGCAGATGCACCATTCTTTTTTTTATGATTCAAATACTGAAAAAATTAGTTTAATTGCTCAAGCTGCATATTATGATAGAACTTTAACAACTCCTATTGAAATCTATTGTAATGTTAATCTATTTACATTTTTTGATTCAATTAAACATATTGGATTAGGATATAATACTCCAACTGGAAGAGATATTTTATTTGATGTAAGATTTTTAGGAAATAATTATTATCAAGATCCAGAAACAGCACCTTCTTATCCACCTGAATTTATTCAAATGCAACAAGAATATCCTACACTTTCAAATTGGAATGCTGTTAAAACTATTCAGCTTGTATCTAATTTATTACCAATTAATAAAGAAAGTATTCCATCATTTAGAAATAGTAATGTTGGTATTATTAATGCTCAAGGTATTTTAGCAGATTTTGTACCTCTTGTTACAAATGGTCCTGAAGCTAGAATTAGTATTGATTTTGTAGCTACTGGACCTTGGAGATTAATTGATATGTTTGGATCAGTACCTATTTATATGGTAGATTTATATGTATATTGGACAGATCAAACTGGTGGTCAGTATTTAATCAATATTCCTCCAGGAAGAATTTTAACTTGTAAACTTGTATTTATAAAAAAAAGCCTATCTAAGTATTTGGTTAGTGAAAAATAATATAGTTATATAATATATTATAGATGTCTAATTCAGCTATTCCTCTTAATGTTGTAGCAGTTCAAGAACCTAGACTTGAACTTAATAATGAAAGAACTTGGGTTGTTGTTAAAGGAGGTCAACAAGTCACCTATTATCCTTTTCCTTCAACTTCATTCAGTTCTAATCAATTCAATTTTATTTGTAATCCTCCTTCTGCACAAACAGTACTTGATAGACTTGTTTTTATTCAAGTTCCCTATGATATCACTTTTACTGCCAATCCATCTCATGCAGGTATAACTGAAAATTTACTTCAACCTGGTCGTGATGCATTCCGTGCATTCCCTATTAGTTCTATTACTAATACTCTCAATGCCACTATAAATGGTTTCCCTGTGAATATTGAACTTGCACAAATTATTCATGCACTTAGTCGATATCATACTCCTCTCAAAGTTAAAAATGGATGGATGTCTATGCAACCTTCATTTGAAGACAATTACCAATCTTATAGAGATGCTGATGGAGCCAATAACAATCCTCTTGGAGTATTTACTTCAGCAGCTGGTCTTTCTGAATTACCTAGAGGATCATACACAATGAATGTTGTAACTAACACTACTACTACTGCTAGAATTACTGGTGTTCTTTATGAACAAGTTTTCCTTCCTCCTTTCTTGTGGGATGGAGAACAAGCTGGTGGTTTAGCTAATCTTACTAGTTTAACATTCAATTGGGTATTGAATAATAATTTAGCTAGAATCTGGTCACATTCAGATATTACTAATGATGTTTCTGGAAATAGTACTATTGGATCAATGAATATTAGTTTCCAACAACCAAGTATGTATCTTGGATTTGTTACTCCTAGACTTAATATTCCTATTCCTCCTAGAATTACTTATCCTTATTTCAAACTTTCCAGATACACTACTCAATTCCAAAATACTCTTGCTCCTAATGCTTCTTCTACATTCAAATCAAATGTTGTACAACTTGATTCAATTCCTAGAAAACTCTATTTGTTTGTGAAACAATCTGATAATGTAATTTATCAAAATCTCAATAATCAGATTACTACTCCTGACGTATTCCTTCAAATTAATAACTTGAATTTAACATGGAACAATCAACAGGGTATTCTTTCTGGAGCATCTTCACAAAATCTTTATGATTTCAGTGTTCAAAATGGTTACAATAAGACTTGGTCTGAATTTAATGGTGTAACCCAACAATTCAATGGTGTTTCAGGACAACCTACTAAAGTCATTGGACTAGAAGGTGGAATTGTTTGTTTAGAATTAGGTAAAGATGTTGGTCTTAGAGATGATGAAGCTGAAGGTGTTATTGGAAACTTCAATTTACAAGTTCAAATGACTGTAACTAATACTAATCAATATGTAACTGTTACTCCTGATATGTATATTGTAGCAGTTTATGATGGTACTCTTGTTATCTCTAATACTAGTGCTATGGCTTCTATTGGAGTAGCTTCTAAAGAAGAAGTATTGAATGCTCGTATTACTCATGGAGTTTCATACAATGAATTACAAAGAATTTATGGAGGTGATTTCTTTAGTTCATTCAAGAATTTCTTAGGAAAAGTAGGTAATGTTGCTGGAAAAGTCAATAATTTCCTCAAAGATTCTAAAATAGCAAGTTCAGTTCTTGGTGCAATTCCTCATCCTTATGCTCAAGTTCCTGGTCAAATCCTTAAAAATGTAGGTTATGGTGAGAGTCATGTTGGTGGAGGTAAGAAAAAAGGAGGAGTTCTTATTGGCGGAAGACAACTTACAAAAGCTGAATTGAGAAAAGAACTTAAAATGTGAAACTTATCATATTTATTGTGAAAAGTGATTAAATATAATATTGTTTAATAGTATATTTAATGAATATTAGAGTGCAAGATTATTTTGATCATCCATATATTTATGTTGATCCAAGAGAAACTAAACCTTTTGAATCGTATACCAATGAACAAGTAGAAAATATTAGATTATTGTCTGTAACAGCTGATCCTACTCAAATGGCAAGACCTTTTGGATCTGCTACATATCGTATTCAAAAATATCCTGGAGATTTAGATTTACAAGAAGAATTTTTTGATTGTTGTACAATGGAACATGTTGTAAAAAAATTTGCCAAAAAATTACAAGATGTTGTTAAAAGAATCAATAAAAGTAAATTACATTATTTTTCTGAATTTAAAGCTGGAGTTGATTCTAGATATGACATTAATATTGGTAAAATTAAAGATGGTATTTACACTCCAAGTTTGAATTTAACTGATAAAATCAAAAGATTGTATGGAAAAGGACTATTAAATGATAAAGAACATGAAACTTTGATGCGAGCACTAAGTAATGAAGTATTAGGTGGGGATGAATATGATGTTGTCAATTACACATTGAGAGAAAGGAAAGTCTTGAGATGGACTGATGAAGAAGTATTAAAAGGTCAAAAAAAATTACCAAAAAATAAAATTATTAGTCTATCTAATGCATTAAAAGCTAAATCAAATGTCAAAATTGATATGATTGCATATGTTAATGACCAATTTGTTGAAGTAACCAATTTTTATATTTTGATTTTAATTAATCCTGATAGTGGGACTCTTGATACAATTAATTTTGATTTTGACTATTTAGATGACCAAGTTCTAGGAAAACAATATGATATTCAAATAAAAGATGAAGTTCAGAAATTATATTATTCTAATATGTATTACAGCCCATTTAAGATGGTAAAGAGAATGTGGGCATATTCAAGATCCTTTAGAATGATGGATGATGTAAATACACTTTTACCAATTGTTGGTGGAAATATATCATTGTTGTATCAGATTGTCAGTGAATTAAATACAATTCTGAGATTATATGAGGTCGGTAAATCGACACCTGAAAAGACTATTAATAAGAGATTAGAAAGATTAGCTTATAATTTAGCTAATGTAGTTGAATTAGATAAGGAAATGTTAGTAAATATCACAGCTGTTATTGATAGTTTAGAAACTTATAGAGGACAACAAAAAGCTATTCAAATGAAACAATTTGTAATAAAACCATTGAAAAACTTTATTAATGGTTTAACTATCATTAAACTTAATCAGATTGGTTATAATCCTCCTCCAGAAAGGTTTCTTCCATACCCACTGAAATATGGCGCTATTACTAGAATTCCTTTTGAGGATGTTCAAAATCCACTTAATAAGTACTAATGATACTATTTTCTATTAAAAATAGTAATAGCATCCTTAAAATGATTTTGTCATTTATTCCCTTAATTTTGTCATTAAATCCCTTAATTTTGTCACTAAAAATGGGTATTTTGTCACTGCAAAAATGAACAGTCTAAACTTTAATGACAAAATGACAAAAAATTTGGGATATTTAAAAATATTAGAAATGAAAAATAGAAATTCAAAAATCATATTATGAATTTTTTTAAATACCCCAAATTTTTTGTCATTTTGTCACAAACCGTAACAGTATCCTAAAATGATCCATTTTTTTTTGTCACAAATTTTGTCATTCATTTAAAAATCGTAATAGCATGCTAAAAATAGATTTGTCATTTTGTCATAAATAAAACGCTAATAATAATTTTATTGACATAAAATCCAAAAAAATTGGTTGTATTGTCAATATAATATTATCATATAAATATATACATAAAT